CGTTTAGTAGAACCACCTTTACCATCCCAACAAATAACAACTCTATTTGGATTAATAAATTTACAAAGCTTTTGTAAGCTTTTAATAAAACCTAAAACACCACCAATAGGATTACCATTGGTGGCGATGGAAGGATTAACTGTATAATTTCTTAAATACAAATTATTTGCATCTATAACTAATACTTTTTTCTTATCCATTTAATCCTCAAAACTTATAAGTACCAATAACCTCATTATCAACAGTATAATAAACCTTACGAATACCACGTTCTTCCATAACCGCATGACACATAGCGCAAGGCTTACTCATGCGAGCGTCTTCGCCATTCTTTGAGCATCGTGCGACATACATAACAGAACCTTTTGTTATATGTCTAGGAATATTCAAGATCGCCTTGATCTCGGCATGGTACGTTGCATTTCCTTTTTCTTCTGGGCGGTAATCCTTTCCAACTGAACAATACCGCTCTGAATTGATTCCCATGCCAACAATGGCACCACCGCGCACAAGAACCGCACCATGTCTAAAATTACCATAAGTAGAATTTCCAGCGAGTTTTTTAGCCAGCTGGAAGATACCTCCGTACTTTCTTTGATGCTTCTCCTCCCTTCATCTGGCTGTCCTCAATGTTGCTGTGCTTCTTCACATAGCTCGTCGTCGCATCGGTATCCATATCTTTCTCCTTTGAAAGTGTAAGCATAATAGTACAACTAAACTGCGATGTCAAACTGTCTACGCATTTGTAGTACAGCAAGATTTTTCATCTTAGCCTCAACATCAACATCAATTAGATTATCACGAATAGCTGCCAGCTGTATATCAGGAACATAATGAATAAAATTAGAATGCGCTCTGCGCTCTGTATATGAACCATTTTCCATTCCCGGTTCAGTATTAGAAAGGTGCTGCAATGGCTTAATCTTACCCCATGTTTTGCTGGTTTCATAAAATGCATCTATGAAAGATAGATCATCACTTCCAAAAGTATGGTGATGAGAATCAAGGACAATAGGAATACCGGTTTTTTCATGAACTTGAAGTAGTTGCTTAACATTATAACACCTTTCATCATTCTCAAGAGTAAGACGGTTTTTTACGCTTTCTGGAAGCGTTCTAAAGATATCAACAATTTTGCTATTTCTATCTTTTTTGCCACCATGAATATTGATTGCATAATAGGGAGTTTTTTCAAAACCCATCATATCAAAAATCCATGCATGATATTCAAGTTCACGAATAGAGTTTTGGATAACCTTATCGCTATCGCTTGAAATAACAGTAAATTGACCGGGATGACAAGTGACACGAATATTATGCGAATGAAACAAGCCACCAAGATATGCAAGCTTGTTTTTTAGCGATGCATCATCTTTTGCAAGATGAGAACAAAACTCAAATAGAGGGAAAAGAGTGCTAGTAAGCCTGAAGGATTTAATATTATTTTCAATTAGTTTTGGAAATATTTGAATATGCTGATCTACGTTATTATGATAAGTATCAATAATTCTTTGATCATTGTATTTGCCGTTTTTATAAGCTCCGAGTTGCAGCATTTTTTCATCAATAAGATTGATAATTTCTTTATTGCCATTTCTTTTCGTTTTTTCTTCAACCCACTGGCAGCAAATACTAAGACTCATATAGCCTCCAAAAGAAAACCGCTCCAGTATTCTACACTGGAGCGGCAATATATGTCAACCGACTTAGTTTAGATTTTCTTCTGCCTCTTCGCCTTCAATATTATAGTAATTCTTTGCATCGCCTTCACGGGTATCAAATTTTACAATTACTTCTCGATCCATGATGTCAAGAACTGATTTTTTGAAAGCTTCGTCTTTGCTCATTAGTTCTTCCCAACCGCTTTGTTGGAATTTCTTTGGCGTACCTGCAACATCTAATTCGTACCATGCGCCCATTTGTTTAATAAACGGTTTAATGGCTTCAAAGATGCTTTCGTTATCCAATACACCAACACTTCCGCCCCACATGATTTTGAAAAGACATTCACGACCAGCAGTACCAAAACGAGATTTTTCTAATCTTGCTTTGACTTCACTACCAATCTTATAGCCGCGCTCATCAATAACATAGCTATCTTTTGCTTTTCTTCCAGTTAGCCAAACACGCAAGCTATAGGAATAGCTTAATGCTTTACCACCGGGAGTTGTGTATCTTTCACTATCTGTAGCATACTTAATATTTTGAACCTGTAGATTGGTCTTTAATTGATTTAAAATCAGAAGCGTGCTTTGACTATTGGCAATTGGTTGAATCAATTTAGATAAACCCTTTGCTAGAATGCGCGGTTTAACTGCCATAGAAGACTGTGGATCAAAATCACCTTCTAGATCTGTTTTACTTGGAGTTAATGCCATAGAATCCCAAATAAACAACATTCTATTTTGATTATTCTTTAACAAGTCTTCGATACTTTCCAAAACAAATTCTACGCTTTCTGCTTGTGTATAAAGAACTTTAGAAATGTCACAACCAGCCTTAGTTAAGAACTCTGGATCGATTGCACTTTCACTATCAAAATAAATAACATCAATACCCATTTTTTGTGCATTAGCTGCAATCTGTGCAGCCATGTAGGATTTACCAGAACCTTCCAATCCTGCAAGTTCTGTTACTTTACCTACTGGAATTCCTGCCAACTTTCCACGGCAGATAATTGAATCAAGCCATCTTGAACCAGTAGAGATCCAATCATTAACTTCTGTTGGATTATCTTCTTGTAAGTCAAAAGAAACTTCACGACCACTTTTTTTATTTAATAGTTCACGCAATTGATCAATTGATACTTTACCAGCAGATTCTTTTTTATTTTTTCCCGTTGCCATTGACATATTATCTCCTATAAAAAATGGGGAACAGAATTTTCTCTGTTCCCCAAGTATACTCTACATATTACACTTTGTTTAGTTAGACATTAGCTCTGCAAACGCTTCATCTACTGGGCTTTTTGCCTTAACAGCAGCAGCATACTTTTCAGTAGTAGAAGAACCTTCTTCTGCCTCTTCATCAGTATTACCAGCTAGATGTTCATCTAAAATCTTGCCTACTTCATCACTATTCTTACGTGTGTGAAGAGTTTCAAAATCTGGCAAAGATTCTAGAAGTTCTTTACACTCTGCGTCACTACCTTGACAAAGCTTACTTGTCTTACGTGCAGGAGTTACCTTGGTAGTAGGATATGAAGCACCGGGAACCTTATTAGCAGCAATGGTCAAATCTGTACCATTAGCTGGATCTGTAATATCTCCATAATCTGGATTTAGTACAAGATTGATAAGATCTTGGTACACAAGCTTACCATAGCCCCAGATCTTGATTCCTTCCTTCTCTTCTCCACGAACTACTACTGGAGAGAAAAAGCGTTGGCGTGGAAGAAACTTCTTAGCCATCTTTGCACTTTCTTCAGTCTTTTCTCTGTAGAGCTTGCTAGCAAAATCGCAAACCGCGCATTCATCACCAAAGTTTTTCTTTGGGCAAAGGAATCCACCTTGTGAACCTACTTCGTAGTGAAACCAGTATTCCTTAAATGGATCGCCATCTGATGTTGGAACGATTCGGAGAGAATACGTTTGCCCCTCTTTTGGACTCCAGAAGTTTGTTTTAGAACCGCCACCCTTGTTTTGCAATGCATTAAGCTTAGACTTCATTTTCTTTAGATCAATACCCATTTTACTTCTCCTTTATATATCAACCGGCAAATCTCCCGGCTGATGGTTAGACTCTAACACGGTTTGTGTCGGAGTTACAACATGCTTATAAACTTTGTATAAATTTGCTGTGTGCTACAACATAGCAATAATTAGTTTGATTTTTAGTTGAATATATTCTATATGATATTTTTGTATTGTCAACTGCTTTATTTTTTAGTTGTTCTTTTATTACTTTAAATAGTTTGTTATCTGTTTTTAACACATTCTCATTTATGAAAAAATTATAACATTTATCATTTATATTTTTAATATCAAAAAACATTTTTTCAATATTATTTTCTAGATCATACATACCAAAAGTAGAAATCCTAGATATGTCACTAGGTGGAAAATAATTTTCTATAATAGAATTCAAACTTTTTAATGAATTTATAGCACTATATGTTTTATAAATTAAATTCAAATGTTCTTCATACCAATCAGCAATTGGTATATCTCCCAAAAAAGTTTCTAATGTTTTAGAATCAAATAAAAATATTTCTTTAAAGACGCCAGATCTAGCATATTCTTGAAAAACATTAAATACAACTTTGTTTATTAACAAACTTTCATTTCTTAAATAATCAATATCGGGTATAAGATATAATATAGATATATTTTTTTGTTTTATTTGTTTTAAAATTCTCAATGAAGCAGAAACAACATCGCAATCACCGCTTGTAATAAAAAGAATATCATCACTAATATCAGAAAAAAATTCTGTCATATCTGGACAGTTTTTTTCGTATTCTTCGGGTGTCTTTTCTGTCTGTAAAGAAAAACAATTTTTACCGTCAATATTTTTATCAATTAATTTTACTTTGAAATTTTCATTATTTTCAAATAGCTCACCTATATCACATGATTTATTTCCTAAACAAATAATAGTTTGCATTATTCAACCTTTAAATTTAATTTTTTCATTTCACCAAAATTTTTTCCCGCTTTTACATTTACAGGAAAAATTCCATAAGGAGTGCTTTGAAGAATTTTAATGATATCAATAATTTGATTTTTTTCATCTTCTGTTAGATCCAAAACTAATTCGTCATGAATCATGAATGCAACAAATGATTTTTTATTTTGTAAATATTCGTCTATCTTAATAGTTTGTCTATGAAACAAATCAATAAATGTTGATTGATTTAGATATGAAATAGCATGGTACTCATCGGATTCAATAATTCTATTGTAAGGAGTATATACTTTATTGTCAATCCAGTATTTAGATTTTAATTTATTTTTATCAAATATTTTTGATAAAATAAAATCATATTTAATAGCATTATATGAATTAGAGTTATATAGCCAAGAAGTGGTAGTTTCTTTTGCTTCTGCTCTAGTCAATTCGTTATTATAAATATTTTCTACAGTCCATTGATGAAAATCACCAGATGGCTGCTCAACTCCAGCAAGAGCTAATGCAGTACGTATTTCAGCAGCATTCATATCAAAACTTATGAACCAATCATTTGTTGGGATGAGTATGTTTCTAAATTGTTTTGGAAAAGTTAAAATTGGAAAACTATCTTTCTTAACCGTTAATCTTCCTGTGATGCTACCAAAAATATTATAATCAATATGTCCTTGATTTTGAGAAATCTTTTTAAAAAAAGAATTTGCAGATTCTTTATAAAGTTTAGAATGCATATTTTCTATATTAATATTTAATTTTCTGTATTTAATATCGGTAGTTAATTCAATAAACTTTTTATAAAACTCATATTCTACTGGTTTTTCATAATTTTGAAAAACATATTTAGTAATTTTATTTTTTATATCACAATAATTAATAAAAAATTTTGCAGGTATTAAATCAAAAAAACAATTTTCTTTAAAATTAATTTTAGATTCCTTACAAGCATTAATATGACACTTAAGCATATTATTTATTTTGTTCCAATCATTTTTTAAATGATCTGGGCAGACTTCATCTAGTGATTTTCCTTCACAAAAGATGTTTGCATAATCAATGTTTTTATTTTTTAAAAATGCAGAATAAGACCAAGTAGAAGAGATATCTTCTGGTAATTCTGAATTAAAATTTAATTTATCATTATAGTAAATACCAACACAGGTCTTTTTATTATCGAGTGTTTGAAATATCACATAAACCTCTAAAAAATAATATTATTTTCTGTTTCATTGCTAGCAGAATCAATGGAAACATTTTGCTGCTGATTATTAGAAAAACCGGATATAAAACTGTAATGTTTGAAATAATTATTTATATATCTTGCTGCTGATTCAACTCTATTTATTTTTAATAATTCACCAGCTTCTCTAACTATATTATTGAACTGTGTTTGTGTCAAGTTCTTGTTTGTCTCGTAATTTCTAAAAAAAGTGTATAGTCTTAGCCAAAATTGGTTTGGAAAATCATTTATAAATTGTTGAAATGTTACAGCTGGACGAGAAAAGTATTTTACATTAGAACTACAGAGTTCTTTATGAGATTGTTCATAGATATTATTATTCTCAATAAAAAAATTATAAGCTTTAAAAAATACAGTTTTTAATTCTAAAAGATCTTCTAAATATACTTTTTTATATCTAGTAGCAAACAATAAATCTAAACTGTCTATACCATAATCATCTAAATAGACTTTTGTGGCTGGAGAATTTAAATTAGCATATAATCTCCAAGGAACATTTTCGTCTATACTAAAACCATGTCTTAAACAAGCTTCTGTAAATAAACTGAATCCCTGATCAGTAAAATAATTTTTAAATTTAATTTCATCATTATCCGCAGAATCAAATGCTACATCAAAAACTAATCCACTTGGAAAAGAAAAAAAGTTAAAACAAATTACTGTATGTGATTTTGTTATAGGTAAAATTTTAACTTTATTAGTTAAAAAATTAATATATTCATGAACAAAAGTTTTGTGATCTTTTACTTTTGAATTAAGAACTCCATTCTGTTGTAAATTAAGTTTAAATTCTCTAGAAAGATATTCGTGATGTAAATAAAATATATTATTAAAATCTTCATATGATTTATATATTTTTAAATCTTTATACGGGGTTGATAAACGAATTTTTTGCGAAAGAAGACCATCATTTAACACTGTTTTCATATCAAAAAAAGCATCAGCAACAAAGTCTTGAATTTTTTGTTCTTGATTATTAAATGTACCAAAAGATTTAAAGTTTCTATCTACATTTATAGGTAATATAACATCACCTTCATTGTCTATAAAGCCATATAAAGCGTTGTTTTTATATAAATTACCAAAAGGTATATTGTAAACAGAAGAGTCTTTAATATATCTTAAAGTTACTTGCTCATAAGCTGCTCTAGCTTCAAAAAGTATAAAAGTGCTTTGAGTACTATTTTTACTTAAAGCAGGAAAATTATTTTTTTCAAAAGTAAAATCTATTGGTCTAGACATGATCTATTTTATCCCTAACAATTATTTGTATTAGAATTTGGAAGTCTGGTTTTTCCACCAACAACCCAAGCTTGATGATGGCAAGAAAGAACTGTTTCATAGCTTGATGGATCAACTGAAGTATTTACTCTAATAACCATATAATAACCACCTATGCCAATATCATATTGAGCATTATTACCGAATATTACAGGATCGATATATATATAATCTCCCGGTCTAAATATATTATTACCAAATAATTTTATTTCTGAAGAGTACATTTGTCTCAATCTGTTTGTTACCTTGCCTCCCTCTTGTAATGCTCGCGCTTCAGCTGCCAAAGGAACATCCGTTTTAGAAAAACTGATTGATTTTATCAAACCGGCGTCTTTTCCAATTTGAAAATGATATATACCAGAACTTACGTCTTTGTCAAAATCTCCATTATTAATTTGTATAATTTGTGGTGCCGATAAGGAATCAAAAATAAATAAATAATTTGCAAGAGCACTATTAGTTATTTCTTGAGATACTGGTTTAGCAAGATTACTTTTTCTAGAAAAAGAAGCTAATTTTTCTTTATCTATTGCGCCAGAATAACTTGCGTCATTAAAACGATTTAGTATCGGTTCTTGATTGATACTATTACAAGGTAATGAAAAACCAAGATGTGACATTCTTATTTTATTATTAATAGCTGCTTTTTTTCCAAAAACGCTTGGATTAATAGCAGGCTTTAATAAAAACTCTATTATGTCATTTATAAATTTTAATAAAGGATAATTAGCTCTTTTTGGTTTAATAACTTTTTGATAAAAGAAATCATCAAATGCATCCATAGATATTGGTATATCAGCAATATTAAGTATTACCTCTTCTACGTCTGCATCTACAGGAACCAAAAGATCATTTTCTTCAGCAGAAATATTTGTTGGTATATTTATTGGTATCTCACCTAAAATTATTTTAGGTCTTTCACCTTTAGCCCTGATAGTTTGTAAACATTCTGCAGCGATATCTATAATATCTCCAAGATAAACATATTTTATAGTAACATATTCTGAATTGTCTTTCTCTAATTCTGCTTGTTCTCTTGAACCGGGAACAGAATTAGATTGTTGAGGAGTAGATGAAAAACCAAGAACAGAACCTATAGATTTAACAGCAGTTATAAAACCACTTTCTTTTTTTTCTTTTTTTTGTTCTGGTGCATTAGTATTAGCAGTGGCAGAACCGTTTGGTAACTGTCTAACTGATATAGATTCATGATTTTTCAATCCAGCTTCTCTAATTTTTGCACCAGCTTGCAATCTAAATTGTAGTGCTCCAGTTATAGGTTTACCTTCTTTATCAACTCCTACAGCACTATTATGAATACCTACTTTATATGCGTCTGGATAGCCAATATTACCAACCATCTCATCAATACCAATTAATTTTCTAAATAACTCTTCTTGAGCTAAATTTTTTAAATTATCTAATTTTGTTTTTAAATCACCGGCTCTTTTATATATGTCATCATTAACTTTTTTTAAAGTTTCTTTATATATTGGTGGAGATAAATTTTGACATTTTATATTAGTAATTTTTGTTTGTCTTTCGGCATATAAATCATCTATTTCTTTTTGAGCATTTACAATTTCAGGATCTTTTGAAGTTATAGAAAAAATATTTAAATTGTAATCAGATAATATTGAATCTATGGTTGCTTGATAATTAATTTTTAAAGTAACAGTACCATCTTCATTAAAACCGATATCATGAGTTACAGGAGATAAATAAAAAATAATTTTTGCATTTTTTATAGCTTTTATATATGCTCTAGCATCTTCTGGTTTAAAATTATTTTTTAATAAATTTTGATAAAAAATCTCTGAAGGCTCTGCGTAACCTATTTCTGCTTTAATTCTAAAATATTGATCATTAGCTAATAATTTACCACCATTTCTTATATATCTTGAAGCGCCATTGATTAAATCACTATAAGCAAAACTTCTATCTTTTAAACCACTAGGTTCACCATCAATAAATCTTGTATCCTTTTCAGTAATAGGGATTGTTTTAGTAAGCAATGCAATATCTTGAAAAAACAGTTCTAAACTTGCTTCTACGTGTGTGTTGGTTTCAGAAGGATTTGTGCCTTTATAAGCATATTGAAAAGATTTAATTCCACATCCATTCATTTTTCCTTCACCTTTTAAAATTTTGTCTATCGTATCCGAAACAAATAAGCTATTTTCATTTTTATCTTTATAATCAACTGGCAAATCATCAAATGGTATTCTCCAAGAATAAGATCTACCTATATTAGAATTTGAAGTCTTATATTCACCCATCAATTCAGGAAATAATACATAATATAATTTTATTGATGGTACCAAGCTGGATAAAATAACTGGTGGTATTTTATCAAAAAATAATGAAGTTTCGGTAGTCTTAAACAGAGCATTAGTCAATTCTAAATGTCCAACTTGCTGTGTTCTCATAACGGCAAAATTATTATAAGACTTTTTTCTTCTATCAATGTTACCAAAGCTAACTCTTGCACTATCATTAAGTAATTTATCGGCCATTATCATCAAAGCTGCTTGATAACCTAAACGTAATTTATTGGCTGCATCATCACCAGTAAGTTGTTCTTTAAGGGCCTCTTCTCTATCTTCTCTAGCTTTTTTTTGTTCTGGGGTTTCATCTAAAGAATTAGGAGCCGCGTTACTAACTACTGGTTGATTGTTGGGTGGCGTTGGAGGCGTACCGGGAACAACCGGGGGATTAATTGGTACATTACCGCCTGTAGATCTAAATCCTAAATAGTTTTTTTGTTCTTCTGTTAAAGGTACATTTGCTGTTGCTGCTTGAAATATTTCATTTTGTTTTTTTTCAACCTTTACTTTACCTTCATTTATATCGACTCTTGTGTTATTAGCAGCTTTTTGTAATCTAAAAATAATCTTTTCAGAAAGATCTATTTTTTCTTGATCATTTCCGCGAGCAAGAACTTCTAATTTTTCTTTTTCTGCTTTTATTTTTCGTTCAAAATTTTCTAATAATTTTTGATCAGCATCTAATTTTTTAAATTCCTGTGTTTCTCTTATTTGTTCATTAATTCTAACTCTAAGAGCACCTAAAGAATCAGCTGTAACCGCTGTAGAAGGTGTTTGTGGTTGTTCGGTTGGAGTTGTTGGAGGAGTATTTGCTTGTGGAGCAGCGTTCCCGCTACCGGGAGCAGGTTGTGGATTTGCATTTTGCGGTTGTTGAACGGGTTTTTTAGGTTCTGTCACGCTTTAACCTCTTAAATAATTTACTACTAAATTCAATGGTTTGGGAATTAATATTATATCACCAGTTTTAACATGTGATTCAGTTGGTTTTTGGTTAAATTTGGCTATTACCCACCAATCTCTTGGATCACCATAAAATATATCAGCTAATTTATAATATTTATCTCCTACCGACCAAATATGAGTAATAATTTGAATTTTTGATATCTCATTTCCGTTTGGAAATATATATCTTGGAGTTTCAAAAGTATTAATAAATTTAACATTTCTATTTCTAAATAATTCTTTATAAATATCAAGATCATTTTTAAATATTTGTCTGTCTCTATAGCGGCTAATCATATATTATGTTCCTGAATTGTTTAGATTTATTTCTTTATTTTGATTATTACCAGTTACAACGAAAATTTTAACTGGTTGTTTAGATTTAACTTTGTTATATAAATAATCTTGAGCTTTTTTAGAAAGTGCCAGTTCTTCTTTGCTAAGTTGGCCTGCTGTTTCTTTCCCAACCGTTAAAGCAAACGAATTGCTATCTGGATTATAATCATATCTAGAAATATCTACTGGGTTTTGACCAGTTGCATTACCACCAAGATTTTGTTTGAGGGCTTGCTGTATGGCATTTTCGGGAGTTATTTGTGGCGTAGGAGATGCACCTCTTTGTGCTCTTGCTCTATTACTCTGTTTTTGTTTTTCTAGTTCTTTTAAGTAATCTCCTAGTGTTTTATTTTGAGTTTTAAAGTTATCACTAGATTGATTTAGTAATGTGTTAATATCTGAATTGCTAATATATGGAAAAGACTTACCAGTTCTAGATTGATGCGCGGTATTTCTACCAAGTGGATGTTCGTGCAAAACCGTAAATGCAAGAGAGGCTTTAAATAATTTTGGATAAATTTCATCTTTTGAATTAAATACACCAACAGTAAAATCAGGAGTAAAAGTAAATCCAGAATCAAAATAGCATAATAAACCTTGACTTGGACTTGTTGTATTAACTAGCAAATTTGCATATTTTATTCTAAATAATGGTGGCGAAGATATTGTAGCTAAACCTTGTCTAGCAGTGTCATTATAAACTGGATAAAGTCCAGAGATAAGTTTTGAAATATTATCAAAATTATTTTTTGCTTCAAGAAAATCAGAACTTGGTACATCTATATCCATAGTAACTTTTCTAGCGGTATTTTGAAAAGTAGCTATCGCATCCATTTTACCAAAAACATTTTCTGTTTTCCATGTAGAAGAATATGAATCATTAAAGCTAGTAATATAAGCTTTAAAATTAAAACTTTCGTTTAAAGTAAAAGAATAAATTTGTATATTTTCAGTGCTCATTGTTTTTATAACCTATTATTCTAATTCCTTACTGCCTCTGTTTACAGAGTCTGCTACTGTTCTATCTTTTTTATCAATTTTTATATTTTTTGCTATCTCTTTACCATCTAAATATACATTCACTTGTATATTTTGCATACCGCTTTGAGATTTATTGACATTAGCTGCGCCTTGATTAGAAGCAGTTTGAACTGTTTCTTTAATAAATTCTTTTGATATATTTATTTTTTCTGTTGTAACTTTAGAAGCAGATTCAAGTACTTTAGAAACAGAATTTATTGTTTCAACAAAGCTTCCAACGTCGCCAGTTGGCAACACCATACTTTGACTTATGGTGCTAATTTGTGCTGAAAAGTCCGATATATTCGTATTTGTTTTAAAACCTGCCATAACTGTTGATAATTCTTTTAATCCTGATACTACTCTAGCAATATTTGTTGCCATAGTAACAAATACTTCATTAACATTTTGCATATGTACCATGACACCGCCAATATCAGAAAAAAGGTCCATAGCTTCTTTTATATCTGCTTTTTTATCTGCCAATGTTCTTATAGCATCAACAAATTTTGCCATACCAGCTGCAGCTAAAAATATACCGGCTCCTAACAACATTGCTCCAGCACCTATCGCCAACAAAACTAAAGAAGCTACATAGCCGGGTATCGTTAAAGCAGCCATGCCAGCTACAAATAATGCGAAAGTTGCAAGAAACCCAAGTAAATAACCAGAAACTTTAAAAGCTTGATCTCCTAAATTTTTAAATGCTTCTATCAATAATACTATACCCTTTGCTGCAAGCATTATGCCAGCACCAATACCAAGCGCAGCAAGACCAATTGAAACCATTACAGCAGCCAACGCTAATAAAACTATAGTCGCTATTACTAAACCAACGGCAACTTCTGGTGCAGCCGCAGCAGTACCAATAATCTTTAAACCTGCGGCAAAAGCTGTACTAACTGTTGTTATTGTTGCAGCCAAACCAGCGCTTGCAACAGTACTCTGACCTGCAAAAGTTAAAAGACTTGTACCAGCTGTAATTATTGGAGCTATTATAGAAGCAAAAGCTATTCCCATTGTTACAACAACGACAACTATAGCAGCAATTACTCCTATTATACCTCCGCTCATATCATTTAATTCGCTGAATGCGACAACCATCTTTTTTACAAATTCTATGGCCGGTTTTAACCCTATAACAATTTTTGAAAAAACATTTTCTAATTGTTTACCTATTTCAGCTGCTTGTGTCATAGCTTCATTTAACTTTGCTTGAGTGGCTTCAGTCTTCATCTGTTCAATACGCATATCGCTAGTAGATGAATTAAAGTATCTAGCAGCATCACCAGCGTTTTTAAAACCTAGTGTTTGTGCGATACTTTTTTGTGTAGCGCGATCTAAATCTTCAAATTGTTTTCCAGATAAATCAAAACCTTGCTTTATCAAATCTATTCTTTCTTCTTCGGATGCTTGTACAAGTTCAAGAGAATTTAGATAGTTACCTCCTAACATAGAATTTAAAACTGCGGTTTTTTGTGCAGCGTTTTCAAAAGTGTCAAAACCTTCTGCTATAGATACTAAGTCATTTATTGACATACCAAGAGATTTTGCTTGCTTTTCTAAGCTATAAAATACATCAAGCGCTCTTTTACCGTTTGCAGCTAATAGTGGCATAACAGAAGAAAAATCTTTAATCATGGCTGCTGGTGCCATGCCGATTCCCTGTGCTGTTTTAGCCATCGTTTCTAATGTTGCAGATGCATCTTGACCAGCAATATTTAAAGTCTTAGTAAAGATATCAAAAACAGCACCAGATTCTGCAGCACTAACATTTAAATTCTCAAATTTAGCAGCGGTAGCCGATAATTGACTTTGTACTTGCGGTGTTTGATTAGTAAAACTAGCCATACTACCTACTAAAGCACCAGTAGATTTAGTTAAATCAGCGATTCCAATGCCATATTGACTTAAATTCTGAACAGCACTGGCGTCTACCATGTCTTGCGCCAACATACCAGTTGTTCTAGCAAATTGTTCATTTGCACTAACTATACTAAGTAATTGACCTTTAATATTTGAATATATACCAGATAAAGTAAATGTTTTAACAATTTGACTGTTTAAAATATCATTTACAAATGAACGTCCAACTTGAGAAATTTCTTCTTGAGCTTTTTTTTGCAACAAAAGATTATCAAGATTTTTTTTAAGTTCTTTTAATTTATTTTTTTCTGTTTCTACTTGATTATTAGCATTTTTTATTATTTCTTCTTGCGCTACTATTTCTTCACTTGTAGAAGCATATCCTTGATCTTCTAATTCTTTTTTTCTTTTCAATGCCGCTTCCATAATCGGCATTTGTTCACTAGAAATTTTTGTTAAATTTCCTAATTGCTCATTAATTTTGTTATTTGTTTCTGCTATTTGCTGTTTTGTTTTAGCAAAAGCAGAAATAGTTAACTCTAACTCTCCATTTATATTACGATATAAACCAGCAGTATTACCAAGAGATTGATTAATTTTTTCATTTTCAGATAAATTTAATGAATTTAATTCAAGAATCTCTTTAATAATTTTTTTTGTTTTTTCTGCTTGCTCATTTGAAGCAGCTGCAGCATTTGGATCTACGGTGGTTGGAGTCGTTGGAGCCATAATAGTTTACCTGTTAATGATATAATTAGTAAGTAAAAAAAAAGTGAGCAGCATAGCTGCTCACCTAGTTATTTTCTTGAAGCTTTTTTTATTTCATCCGATTCTTTTTTAAGTTGATCGGTTAGTTTTTCAACAAACCACTTTCTTAAACCAACTGGTAAATTGTAGCTTTCAAAAAGACTAAAGCCGCCATAATATTTAAGATAAAAAAATTGTTCATAAATATTTTCTTGGTATTCACTACTTAAACCAAAAAAAGTCTGCTGTCAGCGGAACCTCCATCTCGGTGGAATATTCACATTTAGAACAAGTAAATGTATGATTTAAATCAACATTTGGAATAGTTTTTTGATATGTATTTCTTAGAAATTTAGCATCAACAGCAGGCATAGCATCAATTGCTTTATTTATTATATCTCTATCAATAAGCCCTTGAATACTAACGATCATTAGCTTTAATTGATCTAATAGAATGCTATCGTTAGTGTTATTTAGTTTCTTTTTATTTTCTGATATTCTTATCAATTCTTTTTCATCATAACCATTTAATGCTCTGCAGACAACATTCCATTTTGTATTTGGAAGATCAAAAGAAAAAGTTCCATTATCACTAATGTTTGCAACAACAGCTGTTTCTTCAGAAATTATTTTTTCTAGTTTTTCATTTAAATCAAATGAGTTTTTAACTTTTTCATAACACGATGGGCACGTAACTTGAGTTACATATATATTTCCATAAGCAGATATTCTTGCAGCTACAAGAATAGCATTTCTATCTTCTGTAGTTAAAGTATCTGAATTAATATTTTTATCTAAAACTAGTGATTGTATAAGTTTATCTAATACAACACCTTTTTTTAACAAATTACGAGAAGAAAGTATGTCTTCCTCCTTAGCTGTCATCTGTTTTATTTCTATACTATCCTTTCTATGCAATGGATGATGTTGAGGATAAAACATACCCTTTGAAGGTAGCAAAACAACCTCTGTTGGATTCATAAATTCCAATGGAGCTATTTTGTGTCCTTCAGAATTAATTGATTGTTGTAGGGGATTTGAATCTTGTTTTAATGGATTAGTACCCAATCTGTCTTCATTATTTCTCATTACAACCTACGCTTTCTTATTTATATATCTTTATTAACTACAGTAGCATAATCATATGTTATTGTTAATGATACATCTACGAATTCATCACTAGCATAATCTAGTTTACCATAATCTATGTTAGAAATAAAAGGATTAATTAAAGACCAAGTTTCTAAAATATTACCATTTTCATCAATTTGTATTAATTCTAATTTAGAACCAAAAGGTAAAGATGAAAAAGTTTTTGATAAACCGGGATTTAATATTTCTGATGTTTCTCCAGCCTGTGGTTGATTATTGGGCTGATAACCTCCAACAGCAATTATTAAGTTTTGTAATACACTAGATAGAGATAAATTACCCTTTCTACTAACCACAGAAGCAAATTTAACGTTTATTGGTTTCCACTTTAAAATACCGGGATATTTATGAACGTTATTTAATAATGTATGCTCGGTAACATTAATATCAAAGGATGGTTTATCGCATGATTTAAGCGCAAATTGCGATGAATCTAAACCATTATCAGTAAAATTAATGTACCACCTATACTGTCTTAATGGTTCAGGTAAAAAACTATTATTCCAAAAAGACATATTTAACCATTATTAGTTTGATGTAGGTTCGGCTACTTCATCTAAACTAGCGCCGGGAGAAGTGCCATTACCATCTGCGGAGCTTTGTTTTAATTGAGCGCTATCATATCTAATGGTACATTGAATATCCACTATTTCTTCGCTTGCATAGTCAAGAGCACCAAACTGTACGCTAGTAAAGAATGGTTTTTTTAGAAGCCATTCTTCAATTGGCTTACCATCAGAGCTAATCTGAATTATGGATATAGTATCACCAAGCGCTTTATTAAATTTTGGTTTACTAATGGTTCTATCCTCGCTATAGCTTGCTGGATATTGATAACCTGCGCCCAATAAAACATTATATAAAACATCATCTACAGATGGCTTAAGAGTAGCAGCAATTGTCATATTAATGCTTTCCCACTCAAGACGACCGGGATAGTAATAAAAATGATTAAGGTATTTATGAGTTATTTCTGCAACTTTTGCTTTTGGTTTGTCAACCTTTTTTAATGCATATCTAACACTATCAATTGAACTGTTATTAGATGTAGATACTGGACCACCGGCAGTATTGCCACCGAATACCATATACCATCTAAACTGTCTTAAAGGTTCTGCACCTGTATTCCAAAAACCCATTTATTTTTTCTCCTATGCTATTATACTATATAGTATGTATTTAAAATTAATCTTCAAAACTTGCACCAGTAGGAGCAATTACGAAATCTATTGCTATATATTCGATTGCGCGAGCTGGCTTTAACAATACTTTAGCATAAACAACATTTCTATCAATTAAATCAGGAGTAGTAGTAGTTTCATCTAATACTAATCTATAATCAGTTAAACCAAAACCAGCTTTTACACTAGCTAAGAACGGTTCTGCTTGATTCAAGAAACGTTTCCAAGTAACTTGAGTGTTTTGATCAAACAAAACAGTAGCAGCAAATCTGCTGATTTCTTTTTTAACATAGATCATCAAACGACGAACATTAATGCGGTCAAGGGCGCTTGGTGTTACTTGTAAAGTCTTTTGACCAAATATTACAATTCCTTCTGCGGGGAATGTTGCAATAGGATTAATGTTAGCATCGTAAAGTGTATCACGATCTTTAGAGGTTAATCTAAGAGCAGTTTGCAATACTGGTATACCAGCTGCACCGTTTGATAAACCACCGCGATTAAACCCTGCTGGTGCAAACCATAGCTCTGTAGAACGTTGTGCGCTTGAGAATGTGCCCAAGGCTGCAATAGAAGGTGGTAACCAAACTTTATTACCAGTAGCAGTATCTTGTGCTAATACCCAAGGGAAGAAGGCACAACCATAGCTGCTATTAATAGATCTTTGTTTTAAGTTACTTACAACAGTGCTAACCAATGGCTTAATACGAGGTGTTTCTGGGTCATAATCACCTTTAAGATCGATTATTGCTAATGCATCACCACGGGCTTCGCACTTTTCTAACATTAGGGATGTTAAACCTTCATTTTCAATACCGGGAGCAGTAAGTAGGTTCATTTCTACTACCTCTGGATCTGCAACACTCTCTATAGCTACTTTAATGCTATTATAGGCGTAGTTATTAATGTCTGTAGCGCCAGTTGGCAATTTGCGTTTGCAGAATGGATCTTTTTCTACTATGTCAACACCATCTGAACCACCAACTAATGGTAACACAAACTTATTAAATTTATTCAATACAGCATTAGATAAGCTATAAGAAGAACTGACAGCAGTTAAAGCTGAACCGGAATATCTATTACCTTCTGCCCAAGCAGCGTATTGATCATTAGAGCCAGTTAGTTTTACATCATCCAAACTAAACATAAATGAATATTTAGATGTGGTAGAGGGTGCTGATGGGAAATTTACATGTTTTTCTTTTAATAGATCACGTAAATCTTCGTTGTATCTTCTTGTATCAGAAACGTTTGTTTTTAAACCCCAATAAATATCTAACAATGAAGGAGAAAGACTTTCTTGGCTAGATTCTAACAAAGGAATTTTTGGTAATGCAAAACTAGCAGTATAAGCATTATTACCAGTAACGGCAGTATTAATGAAACCAAATGCAGCAACATTAGAACCGTTATTACCGGCAACTGGTGAAACGTTATATTGTATTGGACCATAGAAACCAAATGGTAATAACGCTTGATCTAACAATCCAGCTTCTAAGTCAGCGTTTAATTCAATGCGTATATACTTGGAAAGATTATTGTATGTTCCATATTCTACAAATGCTTTTTTAGTATAATCCCAAGTGGTATATTTATCACCAATACGTTTTGTTATAAAGTTTGGAGAATTAGCGTCAAGAGACAAACCAGTAAATCTTTCAACATATACTGGTGAATTGTCTCTATCATCTATTTTTCTAATGCCTAATGTAAATGTACCATATTTATAAAACAAGTTTGGTGATTCTTTGACATCTTCAATAACTATCTTTAAGTTTTGTGCATTCCATTCACCTTCAGATAGTGCCTTTACTTTAAATAATTTTTGTACAGGGTATTCGCCAGTGCTGCTAGCAACGAATGACGAACTTAATCCAGTATGTTGCGAGACAACCCAACCACTTTCGGCAGTGGTAGCACCTTGTTTGTGATCAGAGAACTCTACGCTGCCAGTAACTAATTTAACTATAATACCAGCAACATTACTGGTAGTGTAGTTATTTAAGTTTTCTTTTACCCAAGTATAATAGGTATCACCTAAGAAATAATTTTTTACATTAGAACTTAAATTAGAGTTAGTAGCAACAGGGTTTGTATTTAATACACTACGGATATATCTCTTTTCACCTTCAGCGAAATTAATACTAGCGGTTTCGCTTTGTTGTGGATGAATTCTAAATTGTAAGTTTGGACCTTCCGCTCTAATCCAATTACCAACTACGTTAGTTAATTCAGATGTTCCATTTAAAGGTAAGCCACTAAGACCAACAGAATTTGTAGAGTAAATTATTGCAGCTAATGCGGCGCTGGCAGTGCCATTAGTTACAAAGCTATTTGTAGAGCTTTGTGAAATATCCATTACAAACAAACCATAAGCATCGCCGTGTTCCCAACCAGCCTTACCATCTGTATCACGATTGTCGTTTTCAAAACCACCTAAACGAACAAATGTTACAGGATTAGAGTTTCTTAAGTAAGCTTGTGCGGCATAGGCACCATAAGTAGCACCCAAACGATTGCCTTCGCGCCAAACATCGCCTACTTGTCCACCAGCTACTGGTTCACCAAATACTTCAACAAAGTCTGAGTAACTTTGTACTTGTACTGGACGCATTATTGGTCCACGTAGAGAACGACCAATGATTACTGGTCCCATAGCTGCTGGTAATACTGGCAACTGTGAATTATCTATTTCATTTACAAATACGCCGGGGGATACAAATCTAAACTTGGACACTGACATTCTCTAATTCTCCTTTGGGAGTCTACAAAAAATTGTAGTCTAAATACTTATTATAAATAGTAGTTCTTTTTTTGAAAATACTATAATTATTGTTTTTATTTGGAGTTAAATACACTTTCACGCGCTCTAATACATTTAGCAGAAATCTCAAATAAATTATCGACTTGACCAAATAATAATTTTTCATCAATTGTATTAACTATCTCATAAAACTCTTTACCATACAGCACATAATCACCTATTCTTACATATAAATCTTGATCTTCGGTTAATCTGCGTTTATGAAAGTGAATAGTTAAAGAATTAACGCGATCAACTCCAAAAACATCAGTAGTAACTTTTGTTTTTTCCCAATTTATAAGTGCTTGAACTTTTACTGGATTTAAAAAAGTTTTTTTAATTGATTCACCATATAAATTATATTCTGTATACTCACGACTTATTGGATAGTAAACAATAGTTTGACCTATTACTCGCTCAATTAACTCATCATTTACTTGTTTTACAAGATCTCTTTCTTTTTGTCCAAGAAAGAGAGGTGGTGGAGGGGCTTCTGGTTGAGTAGAGATATTCTCTTCTTCTGGTGTTTTTGTTTTTTTATTTCTTGGCATTTATCTATCCAACATAAATAATATTAGGATTAAATGCTTGAGTTTTAGAAGCATCATCCATCATTTTTGCACTATCTTCACCAATTTTCACATAAGTCATTTCTGCTAACTGTGTTTTTAATTCTTCACGTAATTCTTTTTGTTCTTCCTTGCCTTCACTTATTAATTTATCGCCATTTAATGTAACATTTTCACCGGGAATAGGTATAGTTGCAAACTTGCTTCTAACTTGTCCTAGCATTTCTTTACAAAGAGCTAAACAAAAACGACGAATCCATTGTTTACCAATGCTATTAATTTTATCATATGCAATATTCTGAAATGGTAAAGTATTCATGTTGTTTACACCATAAACACCGCTATCTATTGTGCTACCATCTGAATTCTTTGTATTTTCACTCCAAGCATCTGAAGAAACACTAAAGTCAAACCAAAATGATGAAGGTGAGGAAGCATTAGGAACAGGGAATATTCTTACTTTATTATTTCTTATTTGATATGACCAATCGCTAACGCGAGTTTTTATTGCATCTTCATAAGCCATAGCTTGTAATTTATTTTGCCATGCTGGAATGATTTCAAATGTGCTATCGTCGGCATATTGACCATATGTAGATAAATTACCAACTACATTAAGACCACCAAAATAACCATAAAAATTCCAAGAAGCACCAATTGTTTTATAATAAACTTTGTGTATATTAATTCTTTTACCTTTTAAATCCCAACCATTTAATGCGGCTGATGCAGATACAGCGGCTTGTAGATCATAATCTTGAATGTCTGGCTGTGGAGCAAAAGATGCAGAATATATTGGCTCATTGCTGTTTAATGATGCAACGGTATTAACGCCCATAGCAATATTTTTAGCATATGTAAATTGCATTTTTGGAAATGCTAAATTTGCATTTAAAACATCATCTTTGTTGCTACCAGTTAATTGACCGTCGCTATTAAAAGAACCTGTGCTTTGTCCTAAAGCAAAAGGTAGAGCATTTTTTGATTGATGTAAATTAATTAAATAAGAATATTCTAAACATGCCTCTTCATAAGCTGTATGCACTTGATTTTCTACTAATTCTATATCTATAACATCTCCACCAAGTTTTTTATAAACAAATGCAACCTGTTCAGCAGAACCTGTTTTATAAGAATTTATCTGTTCATTGGTCCAATAATTAGATGATATATAAACTGAAAAAGGCAAATTACCAGAAACAACGTTTGCCGTATTACCTGTAACTGGTAATATAACTTTACTAGATTTTGACGCTGGAGAAAACGTTGGTAGAGCCATTAAAATAATTCCTCACGAATATAATAAGTAGTTTTATTTATTAGCTTTTTACAAATAAAAAACCCCTGCAACTACAGGTTGCAGGGGCAAAGAATTTCTTCTTTAATTATTTATTAACCAAGCAAGTCGGTTACTACTACAAGACCATACATGTCTGGACGAACCATTGCCTTACCATAACGGGTCAAAACAGCCTTACGTGGTGTAAAGTTGTTTGGATCGAAGATGGTTGGTGTGGATTGTAGTGGTACGTATGGTGCATATACATAACCGCTTTCAAGGAAGCTACCGCCCTTGCGACCTACGAGAATTACGTTACGTAGGAAGTATGGGTGTACGATTACATCCCATTTCTTGTTCAAATCACCTACTTTAACAGCACCTACAGAACCTTTTTCTGCATCATTGGTTACTGAAGCGCGGAAACCAGCAGTGAATTCAAGAATGTTAGCAACTTCTGGTGAGCAAACAAGGAAGTTTGCACCGCCACGAAGAGTCTTTCTGTGAATTAGAGCAGAAACATCATTGATTGTTTCAACGAGTGTTTCATACCACATGCTGACGTTACCAGTGAAATCTGGTGGAGCAGCATAACCACCTACTGCACCTAAATCACCACCAGTGTCACGGTTTACAAACTTACCGGGACGGCGGCTCCAGTACTTAACACCAGCGGTTTGACCCTTGACAAGATCGTTTAGGATTTCTTGATCAATTTCAAGACCGATTTGTTCAGACAACATGGAGGTTAATTCTACTTCTGCATCCAAGTTGTGATATGCATTCAAGTCTTGACCTAATTCTGGGGTCCATTGAGCCTTGAGCTTGCGGGTACGAGCAGTGATAGAGAATGAATCAACCTTCAATTCGATCTCTGGAATATTTGCTGAACCTTCAAAGGTCCAAGGAGTTGCACCTACAGTTGCACCAAGAGCATTGGTACCAACGTTTTGGAGATTATCCTTGATTGGGTAAGAGATAGCTACCATCTTACCAAGACCTTGTGCCAATTTTACATCGCCATCAGCAGAACCAACAAGAACAAGTTTAATCTTATTGTTAGCTTTATCTATTTCAGTCAAACGACGAACAACAGTGAAAGCTTGTGACAAGAAAGAACCAGTTACTACGTCACCAGCGCCATTGCTAGTATTTAGTACTGAAGAAGATACTTGTGCTAGTGAAGTTGCAAATACATCTTGTTCAGCTAATAGCGAAGGATATGACAATGCCGAGAATGGAATGGTGACTACAGAAGCATAGGTATATGCAGAACCAGATACAAGATCTGGATCCCAGCGTAGTTTCTTTGCTTGTGCTTCTGTTAATGTAGCTAAAGCGAATTGTGCTTCATTAATTTCTACGTTTGCAGCAGAACCGGTAAATACGTTGTGCCAACGAGAAGTATTATAACCATTGGCTAAGTTATAGAAACCTTTTTCTGCTTGTGCGCCATCAACGCGGATACCACCAGTGATTTGAACGCCTAAACGATCACCAAATAAAGATTCGCCAGATGCAAATACTACATCGCCAGTATTACCAACGCTAGTACCACGCTTGAAATCCATGAAGAATACAAGACCAGATGGTAAGCTCATTGGTTGTACGGATACGAGATCGTTAGCAATTAAGCCAGCGAATACGCGGCGTACTATTGGGAAAGCTACTGCAGCAAAACCTTGAACATCACCTCCTGCCATTGTGGTTGCTTCGCGGAGTAATTCTTTTGCTTGGTTTTCAAGCAATACTGCCATTGTTGACTTTTCACGTTCAGTCTTTAGACCTTCCAAAAGACCAGACTTTTCCCACTTACCTACTACTGCTTTTGTTTCAGTTAACATATTGCGTTCTACAACGCCTTCTGTTAATCTTTCTAATACGTTACTCATTTTATATCTCCTTAAGATAGTTATTTTTTAATACCCGCTAGGGCTTTCATTCTTTCTGCCATAATATCGCTGATACTATTAGCAGCAGTTTTCTTTACTACAAATGGCGACTGTGCTCTATTTAACGTTTCGCGCAGAGCTTGTGGTGCTTCTTTAGGAATTGAAGCTGTCTCTACAGCATTTTGAAGCGTTTCATAAATTGTTTTCGCCGCTAATACACTATCTGCTTTGGAAATTGATTCGACAATTTGATTTTTTTGTCGCTCATTCAAGGAGATATTTCCTAGAGCTTTGTTTGTGTATAATAGTTTTGCGTTAGAAATATTAATTTTTTGTACTTCTTCTTTTAATCCTTCTAACAAAGACATCATTTTATTATTTAAATCTTTAAGCTGCTTGTTTTCTTTTACAAGATCGCCCATTCTCTCCATTTCTTCTTCGCGCTTTTTAGTTTCTTCATCATCACGGGCAGCAGCACGTTCAACATCTACCAATTTTTGTCTTTCAACAGTTGTAGAACCCATGTAACCACGACCTTGATGTTCGGGATTTAAATCAACGCGCAATTCTTCTGCTAATTCTGTTAATTCTTCTTCAGTTAATTCAATTTCTTCTTCTACTTTTGCTGTAGTAGACGATTGCGGGGTTGATGGAACTGGCAAATTAGCTGCTCTAGTTTGTAAATCAGCAATTTTCTTATCAATGGTTGAAATTTCTGTAGTTTTAGCACCAGATAATTGAGCTTTTTTTGCTTGTAAAACAGCTATTTCTCTTTGAATAGTGGAAGAGTCGTTTGCCTCTTCTAATTCATATTCTTCAAGATTTTCTTTTCCTTCATATTCACCAGAATATGTGGCACCTTCATCCATTTCTTCTTCTTCTTCTTCTTCTTCTTCTTCTTCTTCTTCGCCGTCCGTTTTGATATCTAACTCAAGCTCTACATCCATTTCTGTCAATGGAGCGCCGGGATCTACTTCGTCAAGAGGATTAGCAGGCTCTCCAGCACCACTAAAGCTGTCTCTTTCATCAAGTTCTTCAACTTCTTCTAATTCTTCTAATTCTTCTTCGGTTGTATGACCCATCATTTCCATCATGGTGCTTTTGATTTGATTAAAATTGATAGTTATTAACTCATCATCTGGACCATCTAAGAAAGCGCTTGTAACTTTTGAAAATGCATCTTTTTTATTTGTTTCTGGAGTTTGGGCTGCAGCGGCATCCATAGCGGCATCTGTTGGGGCAGCAACGGCAGCAGCAGGATCCATTACAGGAGGCGCAGCAGCAGCGGGATCAGCTGGTTGTGCGCTCATGTCTTCTTGTTCAAGTAATTTTTGTACAGTATCTTTAAATTCTTGAGAATATTTTTCTACTAGTGTATTTTCTGCGTTTTTAATTGCAGCCTCTTTAAGAGCAGCCGCATCAATAATCGCTTGTTGTAACAAATCTGACATTAAAAAATCTCCTGTAATCAGGACAAATAACTAATACTTTTACTTAATTAGTACTAATCAAATCAAAATGACAATTAATATGATGCATGTGCTTGCTATTGCACAACTTTTTTCTTTTTCTTAGTAGCTTTTTCTTCTGCATGTATTTCTAAGTTAGCAATTTGTGCATTTCTTTTATATTTTAATTGTCTTTGTCTTTCAAGAACACTTGACTTAGTAAATCTTTTTGTATAAGAACTATAATCATAAAGGTATTGAACAAGTGATTCTTTACTGCAAGATTTTAAAAACTTATTAATTAACAATTCATTATTTTCTAGAGATGGTTGTAAGCCTCTTGGTAATTTTGTTTCTAAGTTTATTGGACGTTTACTCATTTATATTACTTCACTTTCTTGCCATTAAGGGCATTCATTGTAGCTTTCATTTTTCCACTCATTAAGCCACTAATATCTACACCGGGATCAGAAGCATTAAATGAAGTTACAGGAACTGATGGGGCTGAAGAACTACCACCCTCATTCAGAGGTCTAGTTCCAGCAAAAGCATCAAAACCACCCATACCAATTTCATCTAATAGTTTTTTTCTTGCTTCTGATAAATTTTGTTTATTTATTTGTTTATTTTCTTGTTTTAATTCTTGAACAACTTTTGGTTGTTGAACAGCAGGAATATTTTGTATGGATTCACTTAACATTTTTGTGAACCCTTCTTCGATTAGCACTTCTGTAAGACATTCTTTTATTAATGGCTTAATTAATTTTTTTAGTTCTTCTTTTTTCATATAAACCTCGTATCTATAAATAGATTTTACATTATAAAAAGAAAATATTTAAATACCCAATCTCAATGTTCCAGTTGCAAATGTAACGTTGCCATTAATTATTGCATTTCCTAAACAATTTAAAGTTCCAGAACAATTAATATCATTATTAAATAAATTTGCGTTAGAATTTAATATAAATTTTCCTTCATCAATATTTATATTTTTTGTTGAAAAATTAGTTCTACTACCAGATAAAAATAAAATACCAGAACCTGATTTAATAATATTATAATTTCCACCTAAATTAGTATTAATATTTGTTCTACCGCTACCATTAAATGTCATATCAGCGTCAAGTGAAAATGTATCATTAAAGTTTGCTAATCCATTAGATGTTACAGTATTATCTGAACTAAAAGTATTATTAAAACTAGCAGTATTGTTAGATGTTACCAACAAAGTACCACCAAGTTGTATTGTTGTTGGACCAGCTATTGTAGAATTTGCATTTAAAGTTAAACTATCTCTAATATAATTTGTTATAGCGCTTGAAGTAGCATCAAAAGTACCAGAAATAATAACTGGATTATCTAAAGTAAAACCATTACAATAAAAACCTTTTTTAAAAGTTAAATTATTATTTACTAACGCTTGAAAACCATAAACGGTGTCAGCAGAAGAAGTAACTGGGATATTAGCAACCATTGTTACATTAGAAACGCTATACCCAATGTTTAGTGTATAAGAACCAGTTAAAGTTATATTACTAGATACAATGTCTCCGGTAGTGATATCTGTCTGTAGAGTTAATGTTGCTGTACCAATATCTGCTGACAAATCAGTTGAATTACTCCAAGCTGTTCCTCCTGTTCCATCGCCATTTGTGCTCCACAAAACAGAAGTAGTATCCCAATTGCCATCACCACCCTGACCGGAATTTGATGGATTAAATGCAGCACCTGTTACTTGTTGGGGATTCCAATATCTTGGAGAAAGCGATGGCATTATACTAATCTCACTTTAATTGCTTTATTATTAGAAGCATTTATAATTTCAGATACTGTTAATCCAGAAGGAGGAGTTACAGAAAGATAATTAAAACCACTTAATGTACCAGTATATGTAATAATCACATAAGTTCCGGGTTTATTAAACACAATATTACTTAATTCTATATCTGTATTATTATTAAACGTTAAATTACCATTTACGTCTAAAACAACTTTTTGTATATCTGAATTAATATTTTTTATTGATATTAAAGGCATGATTACACCGTATCAGCTTTAAAAGTAAAATATAAATCTGCTAATGTTGCGTCTTGAGTGCTTGGAGCAACGATACTCAATAATTGTCCTGCGGTGAATGATGCAGAATTAATTGTTACTGATCCGACTCCATCATTAGATCCAAACGATATGTCACCAATTAAAGTCGCATCTCTGTAAATGTCAAATGTTTTAGAATTGCTACTTGTTATGGCAGAATTAAAATAATGATTTGCGCTTGTAAGCGATAAATTATAAGATCTCACTGCGATAAATCTAAAAATTGTTTCGGAAGCAAGTGGTTTACCACTGTATTGTCCAGCAATATCGTATGCAGTGCTACCGCCTCCACCAACAGAACC